CGATGATCGGTGAGGCACCCCAACCACCCTCATCCGAGGCGACTCCTGTGGTCGCCGCGGCTCCGGAGGTAGCCGATCCCTTCGGGACTGGCATGCCGCTCTATGGCACACGGAACAACCCGTGGACGGCGATCATGCAGACCTGGCTCCGGGAGAACGGGTTCCGGCCCGGCCCATCGGATGCCTGGTTCGGTCTCCAGACCGAGAACGCTGTCAAGCGCTTCCAGCAGGCGGCGATCGATCAGGGTTTGTACTCTGGACCGGTCGACGGGGTCTGGTGGTGGGACGTCTCGCAGGCTCAGAAGGCCTACGTCGCTCCCGCAGCACCGGCTCCAGCGCCCGAGCCCGAGCAGGTGTCCGCTCCAACGCTGAGCGGGCGTTGCTCACAGTGGTCTGACAACGCACTCCGAGCGGGCTTCACGGCTTCTCAGTGGCCAACTGTTGATCGCCTCATGTGGCGAGAGTCCAACTGCCAGCCCGGTGCCTACAACCGTTCGGGTGCTTCCGGACTCATGCAGATCATGCCTATGTGGGCCGACGACTGTGGGGGGAGCCGGTCGGACCTGTTCGATCCGGATTTCAACCTCCGCTGTGCGGTGCACATCTACCACGTGTCGGGTTGGGGGGCCTGGAGCACCTACTGATCCTACTGATTCTTCGGGTACCGTATTGACAGACGGTCCGTCGACCTGTTAGCCACTGCGCACATGGCTACTAGGCGGCGGGCCGTCGCCGCGCAACCCAAGCAACCTCCCAAGACCGCCGCTCAACCTTCCAAGACCATCGAGCAACTGATCGAGGAGTATCAGGCGCTCGATGAGGAGTTGCGAGCACTGCGGGAGCGACATGACGGCCTGCGCCAAGAGATCGTGGCCCGTCTGAAGGACGCCGGACTGAGAGGGTTCGTACTGTGACGGTTGATGACAACACCGAAGAGAACCGTTCCTGGGCTCAGATGTTGATGGACACAGCCACCACCGTGGTGGTCCTCCAGGAGGAGTCCCAGAAGATCATCGAGATCATCATGACGCAGCACTGGGACATGCAGGCCTGCCCGTGCTGGATCTGCAAGGCTGGCCGGGATCTCGGCTTCCACCCGCGGCAGGACTACCAGGCGTGGAGTCATCCGGAGATGGCCAGGCCGAAAGTGATGGTTGACATGTGCATGTGTCGTAACATCAAGGCGCCGGTCGTTTACACCCACGTGAAAGGCTGTCCCCATTTCCCGACTGGAGGGGCCGCTTGATGGGCACACTGGATGGGTGAGGTGGGAAGATCCGAACCGTGACGAAGGAAGCGTGCTCATCCGGATGGCGGCGACGCTCGGCCTTGCTGCGTACTGCCTGGTCGTCGCCCTGCTGGTGGCAGTCCTCGTCGTCATCGGGATCTTCTGGATCGGCCTGCTGCTGGACTAGGCCATGATCCGGCCGGATGGGTTCTCCCTCACGCTGTCGTTCGCTGACGACGGCGAGATCTTCATCGGCATCGAGATCAAGACGGCCGAGCCACACGATGTGGCCCTGCTGACTGAGGACGAGGCGCAGCACCTGGTAACGCTGCTACAGGAAACAGTAAACCGGACGGCTATCATCCGGGAGATGACCACGATGTTCCCGGAGCAGCGAGACTCCATCCTGGAGAACATCGTCTTCCGCTGGGGAGGTGGGTTCATTGGCGAGGGCACGTAACTATGCCGCTGAGTACGCCCGGCGCTCGCAGCGAGCCGTGGCGCAGGGGTATCAGGGCTATGGCCACTACCGACGCTCGGCGCACGGTGCCAAGGGGAAGTCGTCGCCCGGAGTTGTTGACATTGACAGGACGAGCACCCGCAAGCGCATCCACGAGCAGGTCGCCATCTACGATGCCGACTTCGAGGACGACTGGCAGCGGGCTTCCTTCGGTTCCAGCCGGGTGAATGCTGCCATGTACAGCCCGAGCCGACAGGAACTGCGAGTCGAGTGGGTCAACGGCCCTGGTGGTGTGCCTTACCCGCCCTACGTCTACGACGCCGTGGGCTTCGCTGTGTGGGAGGAGTTCCGCTCGGCGGGCTCGCCGGGCCGATTTGTCAACAGCACGCTCAACTCGTTCCCGTACCGCCCGGCCCCTGAGTTCGCCAGTGAGTTCGGATGAGGACGCGCATCTACGGGCTCTGGCGGCTCTACATCGCCTTCGAGCGGCCCACGACCGAGAAGATGCTGCTCTCGGCGGCATGGATCCGTGAGTTGGCCCCGCCCTACCGCCGAGGCCGTGGTATCCGAATGCGCTGTGGTCACAACGCCGTGCAGGTCGGTTGGTGCAAGTCGAACCCCAACTCCGATGCTATGAAGCAGTTGGGTGGTTACAACATCAAGGCCAAGGCTGCTGAGATCGGAGGATGGGGTGCCCGACGTCATGCACCTGCTGAGGAAGACGGACGCCAAGGTGACGGTGACACGGTGCGGGCTGAGCATTCCGACGAAGACGGCTAAGGACTGCACCACCATCTGGTGGGATGAGCGGGTCACCTGTGACCAGTGCAACCCCTACACGTGGGTTGATGCCGAGCCGGTCGGCAAGAAGATGGTCCTGAAGTCCGAGGTCGACATGGAGGCCCGTGTCGTCATCTACGAGCCCAAGAAGGCCGAGGTCGAGGCGCCCAAGAAGATCCTCCGGCGTCGAACCACGCCTGAGCCTGAAACCAAGGTCGTCCGACGCCGGAGGATGACGTGATCTTCAAGCGCCGTGATGTCAGTGTCAATGGCGACTTTGACAAACGTCTTCTCCGGCTGAGCGACACGGACCTGCGAACGGCTGCTGACACTGCTCTGATGACAGCGTCGAACGGCATCTACAAGGGTGAAGTCCCCCTGGAGGAGGTGCTGCGAAACATCGAGCACGCTGGGGAGATCGTGCGGGCGCTGCTCTACCGTGCAGGCCTGTGACAGTTTCTTAGCAACCTGCTTCCCCTAACGCCTTAGGATTCGCTACACTGAGAATCATGAGCAAGACGTTGGAACAGCGTGTGAAGGCACTGGAAGATCAGGTGAAGACCCTCAACCTGGAGCGCCCCGGCCGCAAGGCCAAGCCGATGCTGGTGCTCCGGCAGAAGGGCGTGTGCGCGATCGACCCCGAGCGCAACTCGGCCACGTGCCCCGACTCCTCGATCTTCCGGTACCAGAACGGCTGCCACGGCACGGCTTGCATGCAGGAGCAGCAGAACGCCTACCAGCGCCGCAAGGACAAGAAGGAAGCCGAAGCGGTCGCTGTCTCGGTGCGCAGCAGGCGCTCGTCCAACGGCCGCATCTCCAAGGCCCCCGTCGCTACCAAGGCTCGGAAGACCACGGCTAAGCGGTGACGACGGAACCACGTCGGCACTGGGACAGCCCGCTGTTCCCCTACTTCGTGGTGGATCTCGACAATGGCGTGTTCGGTTTCCTGGAGGAGATCCTGGAGGCCAAGTTGGCCCACTCCAGAGGCCGCTACGGCGATGCATATGACGACATGCTGGAGCGAGGCGTGAAGGCGTTCCGCCTGGCCAGGGAGGGTCGCACGGCCGAGATCGAGGCTGCCATCGCTCCCAAGCGGGTCATCAAGCGCAAGCCTCTTGCCAAGGCTCCCAAGAAGCGGTAACCTGCGAATCAACGCCGAGAAAGTGGGATCCGCCGCCCGCCTCGGTTGTTGAGAAGCCCCCCGGGTCGTTGGCCTCCCCCATCTGATGAGGGTCGGTCTCCCTCCCCGGGGGGCTTCTCCCATGTAGTCTCCGGCAACATGCCGCCCCCTTTGTACGAGGTCGTAGAGGATCCGCCTGAGGAGATCTATGACGAGGATTTCGAGGGCGAAGAGAACTATGACGAAGAGCCGGTCCTTGAACTGGACGAGGAGTCGACGGCCTTCGTCCACCAGTTGGTGACGAAGGTTCTCATCTTCAACGAGGAGTTCACCGGGATGCGGTTGCATCCCTACCAGAACGAGTTCGCCTACCGGATCGTTGAGTCCCTGATCCTCAACGACGCTGAGGAACTGAGCGGCTTGTTGTCACGTCAGTCGGGCAAGACCGAGACGTTGGCGGACACGCTGTCGGGCTGCATGGTGCTGTTCCCCAAGTTGGCCCTGTCGTTCGAGATCATGAAGCGCTTCGCCAAGGGCCTGTGGGTGGGCTGCTTCGCGCCGAGCGATGATCAGTCAACACTGCTCCACGGGCGCATCGTGGACCGCCTCTCCAGCGAGCGGGCGCAGCAGTTCATGCTCGACCCCGAGATCGATGACAAGGTCGACGGCCGCGGCAAGATGATCCGGCTGAAGAACGGCTCCTTCGCCCGGCGGCAGACAGCCAACCCAAAGGCCAAGATCGAGGGCTCGTCGTACCACATCATCGTGGTGGATGAAGCACAGGATGTTGATGACGTCGTGGTGCGCAAGTCGATCCACCCGATGCTCGCTGCCTACGCTGGTACCATCGTCAAGATCGGTACGCCCGGCTACGTCAAGGGCGACTTCTTCCGCTCGATCCAACTGAACAAGCGCCGGGGCACGCGACGGGGCGTCCGCCAGAACCACTTCGAGTACGACTGGAAGATCGTCGCCAAGTACAACCCGTCCTACGGGAAGTTCGTGGCCAAGGAGAAGTTGCGCCTCGGTGAGGACTCCGACGAGTTCCAGATGTCGTACTGCATCAAGTGGCTTCTGGAGCGGGGCCAGTTCGTCACCGAGGATGTGCTGGAGTCGATGGCCGACCGATCCATGCCACTGGTCAAGTCGTGGTACCGCTCGCCGTGTGTTGCCGGAATCGACGTGGCGCGCATCAAGGACTCCACCGTGGTCACGGTGTGCTGGGTCGACTGGGAGTATCCGGATCCCTTCGGGTTGCGGGAGCACCGGATCCTCAACTGGCTGGAGTTGACCAATGTCCCGTGGGAGGAGCAGTACTTCACCATCGCTGAGTTCCTGAGCCACTACGCCATCGCCCGGTGCGGTGTGGACGCCCAGGGCATGGGCTCGGCGGTGGCCGAGCGCCTGGCTGCCTTGCTCGGTAGTCACATGGAAGTGGTTCCGGTACCAAGCGACCTGAAGGCCCAGGGGACTCGCTGGAAGTTCCTCCAGAACATGGTCGACCGGCGCATGCTGGTCTTCCCCGGCCACTCCAAGGCCCGCCGGACCAGGGCACATCGCCGGTTCACGCAGCAGATGACCGACGTGGTGAAGGAGTACAAGCAGGGTCACATGCTGGTTACAGCACCAGATGAGACCGAGGCGCACGATGATTTCCCCGACTCGCTGGCCATCGCCGTGTCGATGAGTCAGGTCGAAGAGGTGGATTCTGTTGAGGTATTCAACAACCCCTTCTACGCCGCTCAGCAGCGGTAGGTGTATCATCCGCCCCGATCGGCCGAACAAGGAGAACGCTGATGGGCTACCCCGATCCTGAGGTCCAGTACGAGTACGACCTTGCTGACAACCAGCGTCGGCGCGGTCCGCTGCGTTTCGAGGAAGGCATCGCCACCGACACCGATGTCCCCCGTGACTTCCAGCAGGGCGCCTACGGCGACACGCAGGGCACGGAGTACGGCGGCTGGGCGACGGTCACCAAGTCGCCCGCCGAGACCATGAAGGAGCGGGCTCACCTCGGCTCCTCGACGTGGATCGAGGCACCCACCATGCTCAACGACTTCGTCATCGGAGCGTCGATCGGCCAGGGGCCGTCGAGCTTCGAACGCGAGGTCGGCTCCGAGGCTCGCATCCGCCGCATCAACCCGGCGCAAGTCTCCGACTAGTTCGTCTTCAGCGTGGGTTCCCGCCGACCTTTGCTGAAGGCCAAGGCGGGAGCCGGTAACCCTCATCCGCCGGGGGTTGCCCCGGCTCCCGCCGCTTCCGTGCGCCCCGGTGGAGCGCCCGGTCGTCCAGTTTCCAACATCGGCAGATACCTGATCAAGCCAACAGCGGAGGTGGACACCGGGTACGAGATGATCAACACCGACCCGAACGTGCTCAAGGAGGTACACCAGAAGTACCTCAAGGCCGGTCAGTTGCCACCGGCTCTACAGCCGAAGTTCCTCCGTAAGCCAGAGGTGATGGAGGCGGGGCGGTCCAAGGCCATCTCCCGAGGTTGGCGCAAGCCAAGAAGTCGGCAGGGATGACATGCCGATCGGGCCGAGGCGCAAGCAACTGCCACTGTCCAAGCGGGTGGGCAAGAAGGTGGTCGTCCATCCCGACTCCCGTGGCACCAACCAGTCCGGGATCGTCACCGACAAGAAGCCCCAGTTTGCGACCACGAACCTGAGCCGTGCCCTGTGGATGATGCCCAACCGCTCTGACCAAGGAGACTGGACATGAGCCAGCAACCGAGCTTGTTCAAGGCCGGTGAGTTGAAGAACCTGGCCCGTCAGTTTGACCCGGTCAGCCACGTAGCCGAGGGCGCTGCCTCTTACCAGGCCGAACAGGGCAAGACGTTCCGCACGGGTGGCCTCGGTGACGTGCATCGTGACCCGGAGGCCGGTCACGCCACCTACCTGGCCTACCGCGACGCCATGGACGCCTCCGACACACCGGCCAGCACCGACACGCCCAAGCTGCGTGAGAGCTACGAGGCGATGCGTGAGCATGTCGGGCGTCAGTACGAGCACATGACCAAGCCCAAGGAGCAGGGCGGCATGGGGATGACCCATGAGGTCACGTCCAGCGACCCCTACGAGACGCCTGCCCACATGGCCGAGGACGTGCGACAGGGCCGTATCAAGACCTTCGCCACCGCCTCCACCGGCCCGCACGAACTGTTCACCGACGAAGAGAACGACAAGTTCCGGGCCGTCCACGACGTGTTCGGTCACGCATCCATCGGTCGGGGCTTCTCCCGTGACTCCGAGGAAGCGGCCTTCCAGGCCCACCGCCAGATGTTCCCTGCGGCGGCTCACGCCGCTCTAGCCTCCGAGACACGGGGTCAGAACTCGTATCTCAACTACTCCCCGGAGAACACCTTCGCCTCACAGGAGGGCCGTCTCGTCGGCCTGCCGTCGTGGGCCAGCAAGAAGGGCCAGACACCTGACCGGCGTAGCCCGTACAAGGGTGGCGATGCTCCAGCCCAGCCAGCGCCCGAGCAGGGCCAACTGTTCGACCCGGCCGACCATCCCGTCCGCAAGTCGGTGCTCTCCGATCAGATGCAGACCATCGGGCAGAAGCGCCGCGAGGACGACCAGATCGCCACCAGCGTGCAGCAGCAACAGGGCAACTGGGACGCGCAGTACGGCAGAAAGAGGGCGTAGTGGCTATTCGCAAGAAGGCAGCACAGCCGAGTCCGTTGACCAACCCCACCGGGTCAGCGGTTGTCGCCTCTTCGTCTCCTGATGCCTCGGGAGAGGGCTTCTACCAGGGACTTGTCGGCCGCAAGAGTGGGCGTCCATCGCCTCGTCCTGGTGGTCACGGTCGGACGTTGCCTCGGCACGAAGCAGTCATGGCGGCGCACGGGTTGATCGACCAGGGCGCTGCCGACCCCAACCAGGGGCAACTGTTCGCTCCGCATGAGCTTCCCCAGGCCGAGACGGCCAAGGCTCTCGCCCTCAAGGCTGGGGTGGCCCCGCCGCTGCTCGGTAGCCGTCCTGGGTTCATGCCCGAGGTGTACGAGCGCACCCAGGGTGGGCCTCATATCTCCACACCCGAAGCCCACAAGATCATGAAGGCCGGGATCAACCGCACGACGGGCTTCGATCTTCCCGGGCCATCGGCAGGTGACGCCGTCAAGGCGCAGATCGCCGCAGCTACGCACCTCGCTCCAGGGAAGTGGTCCGAAGACGCCATAGCGGACATCGACCGTCCCCGAAACGGCCCTATCGCACAGATGATGCATGAGCGCCGTCTGACTGCGTCCTTGGCCCCCCGGGAGGGCACCAACTGGTACGCCACCGTTCGTCAGCGTTCCACCACCCCTGCTGACAACCCCAACCAGGGTCGGTTGGAGATCGATGAGGGCACCGCCACCAAGATGATTGCTTCGGCGGCGCGTGGTACCGGCACCAACTACCCGCAGATGGCCCGAGCGACGGCGATCACCAGCCCTCGCACGGCCTGGACGATGGGCACGCCAGGCACTGATGACTACGAGCAGCCGAACGTCGATTCGGCTCGCAACGTGGTGCATGACACGTTGGAGGCCAAGGCTGTGTCGGAGCAACTGGACATTCCGGTGGACTACCACGAAATCGGCATGACGGCGAAGGGTGAGACACCAGGCCAGCACAAGGCCAAGGCAGCGGTGGACCTCGCCACCAAGGAGCCGACCGATCCGATCCACATCGCGGAGATCCAGTCGCAGAAAGTGCCCAACTTCAACCAGAGCCTGAACCTGGCGAACCCCTCCCAGGCCGTGCGCCGTCAGGCGGCGCTGTCGTACACCCCCGACTCCCACGACGCCCGCTCGACGGGCAAGGACGAGGACATCCTCAAGACCCCTGGCGGCATCGGCGTGGTGAAGATGACCGGGCGGCGGTCGTCCCTGGCCGAGAGCGAGTTGGCCCCGATGTACCAGTCCAAGGTGTGGATGGGACGCAAGTCCCTCGACCCCGAGCCGTTGGGGCGCACCTCCATGCTGGAGAAGACTCGGGGCGGCAAGATTCGTCCGCGCCCCGAGCAAGTTCCCGGGCATATTGCCCCCGATCAGTTCGCTGGGCGCTCTCCCACTGCCGAACGACTAGGTCTGGAGTTCTGATGGCCGAACGACGAGAGACACACCCCAACCGCCAGGTAGGTCGCTCGCGCTTTCGGGGACCGGAGTTCGATGCGCTCGCCCGGTCGATGGCCCACCACCCTTCGGTCGGCCCGCCCGACCCGAAGTGGAACAAGGTCAAGCCCAACTTCGAAGGCATCGCCATGAACGAAGACCCCGATGCCTACGACCGTGAACGTGATCGGCGGCGTGGTGGCTGATGCCTGCTCATGAGAATCTCCACAGCGGTCAGTTCAAGGCTTCTGGCTTGGTGTCTACGCCTACGCCTGACGGCGGGGCCAATCCCCACACTGCTGGGATGGTCATCCAGAACAACTGGGAGGCGCTGCGTGACTCCGGTATGAGCGCCGAGGACGCCACTGCCCAGCTTCACAACCTGACCCCACCGACGCCCACTCCTGGCCCGTGGAGCGGCCTTCCTTTCCCGGGATCGGCGCAGTTCAACAGCGACCCCAATCAGGCCACTATGAGCGGGCCGACGATCCCAGCGACCGTGCGTGCGCCCGCCGTGACTCCCACATGGAACCCCGGCCCCAGCTTGGGCAGCACCATCGTGCAGAACCTGACGCACTTCTCTCGTCCTCCGACCACGCCCACCAACAGCTACGGACAAGTCGGACAGATCCTCAACCGCCGTGTGGTTGACCAGGCATAGGGTGGTATCACAATGTCCAGAGGACAACGCAGCGAGCACGATCCCAGCCGCCAGGTCAGCGCCGAGAACTTCGGCGTCGGTGACACTGTCCACGTCCCAGGGCACGGTGCCTTCACTGTCGATTCCAAGGGCAAGCGCTACTTCACGGGCATCGATCCCAGCGGCAAGCGCCTTGGTCAGACCGGTGTCGGACTGGTCAGAGGCCAGGGGATGAAGGGCACCAAGCCATGGCGAGTACAGAAAGGGGCTGAGTAATGGCCGAACGAGCACAACACACCGACCCCAAGGACAAGGGGTCTTTCAGCAAGGGCAAGAAGGAAGCGCCCAAGCACAAGGCACCCTCGACGGTGAAGGACACCGCCAAGACCCGTGAGGCCAAGCGCTCCAAGGGTGGACGGGAGCGCTGATGCCAGGAGGCAAGAAGCCAGGCCCGTCGATCAAGAAGCCCGACGAGTACGAGGCGTTGAAGGAAGAGGGCTACTCCAAGAGCAAGGCCGCAGCCATCTCCAACGAGGCGGCGAAGGGTCCAGCGGCCCGATCACGGATGGCGAAGAAGGCCGCACGAACGAGGGCCAAGGGGTAGGTCATGGCTAGCGAGTTCCGTGGCGAGGTGCGGCCCCGGCGTCAGCCGGTCCAGCACCACATCGTCACGAACGCGGCCACCCACATCAGCCGCCCGGTGGAGGACCCCTTCCCACCCATCAGCAACACGCAGTTCCCGCAGTTGTACATTCGATCACCGACCAAGAACGCATACCGCAGTTACATGAGGATGAAGTCGCCCTACTCCAGGCAGCGACTCTGAGCAAGGAGAACACCACCATGGCTGAAGCAACCGACACCGGCACCGCCAACCCCGACCCCAACGCCACCAAGCGCGACGAACTCAAGGCCAAGCTCAGTGAGGGCTTCGAAGCCGTCAAGGCCGAGGTCGCCCAGCGTCTCGACCAGTTGCTGGACGAACTGGGAGCGTTGATCTGATGGCGAGCGGACACGGCGTACCCAAGCCTGACAAGGCCAATCACCCCAGCCGCAAGGTCGAACGCTCCAGCTACGGCCTGGCGGGAGCGATGGATGCCCGCTCTCGCGAGTACGACCGCGCTCGCAGCGGCAAGATGTCACCGGAAGAAGCGCGCCGGGTTGACATCAATCTCAAGCGCCTGAGCTAGGACACCATGACCGTTGCCTTCTACGGCGGCTCCTACCGCGCCGCCGCCAATGACCTGACCATCGCCATCAGCCCTCTCGGGCTGGTGGAGTTGGCCGACGAAGAGTTCGAAGTCCACGGTCCCCGCCTCAACCGCTACGCCAACAACTGGGCCTGGTACCTGGGTCACCACTGGGCCTACAAGCGCGAGATCGGTGAGCCGCAACTCACCTTCAACTGGATCAAGGCCTTCTCGGACTACCTCGTCAACTTCTCGTTCTCCAAGGGGGTGAACTTCCACAGCCCCGAGGCCACGGCGGCGATCGTGCCGTACACGCTCAAGGAAGTGTGGGAAGTTCATAACAACAAGCAGCAAGTGATGATGGAGGTCGCCCAGCTTGGCAGCGTCTCCGGGGACTGCTTCGTGAAAGTGGCCTATGAGCCGCCCTACGTGGACGCTGCCGGTGTCCCGATGGAGGGCCGCATCCGAATCCTCCCTATCAACCCGGCCTTCTGCTTCCCGGAGTGGCATCCCCACGACCGTTCCCGGATGATCCGCTTCAAGACGAAGTACAAGTTCTGGGGATCAGCCCAGGATGGCACCCGTCAGGTGATGACATACGTCGAACTGATGACGGAAGACATGATCGAGGAATACATCAACGACGAGTTGATCGACTCCCGGCCCAACCCCATCGGTGAGATCGCCGTCGCCTTCTGCCCCAACATCGCCGTCGCCTCGTCGCCCTGGGGCCTCTCGGACGCTCAGGACATCATCAGCCTGCACCGTGAGTCCAACGAGAAGGCCACCGAGATCAGCGACATCATCAACTACCAC